GCTTATTTTTATATAAATATAATTATATATATATTTTTTTATTTAAAATTCAAGAACAAATATATAATTTTATATATTATATTATCTTATATATTATATATATTGACTATAGTATGGTGCAGATATATACTATTTTCAATAGCTGTTATGTAAAATAGTCAATATCAAGGTATTACCATAATCAAAAATAAAATAAAAGAGGTATAAATGAAATACCCTAAAATTATATATCTCATTTTCTTTATACCCCTTATATTTATTTTACACACAGAACTACCTATTATTTCTCTATGTATTTTCCCTAAATATATTTCTTTAACTCATTATTACAGTCTTGTATCTTCTTCCTCAACTTCTCTGCTGTATAATGTAAAATTCCTCTTAAATTTTCATCATTGACTAAATGCCATAATTCTCATAAGTCTGTAATAATTGTATTACATTTAGCTTTTATTGAATTTAATCTTTTTATCTCCTCTAAATTATCTTCTGCTACTTTTGTATAAATATATAATCGTGGAGAAAAATTTGTTAATTTTGCTATCGGGTTTTTAAGTTCATAAATATTACAATCTCTCTTTCAATCAGATGTCTTTCTTCATTTATAACTATCTTTAACCGCTCTATGGTCCTCTCGTATTATATCAACACTATGTCAGTTAGTATTAGTTCAAAAATCATATCAATCTAAACAAGCATCTTCTAAATAATAATCTTTCGCATATTCTGGAGTAGGACAAAAATTAGTATCTAATGTATAATTTTTCTTTAATGAACCATCTACCATATCAGAATATTTACTTATTCTATAATATGCTATTTTTCATAAATCTCAATGTTTCTCATTTCGCCATTTTGCTACTAAATCAACAGCATTTTTTACTCGCCAACCTTGTCCTCTTATTCTTCATTTAGTATAACTTAATTCATCTACTTCTTTTAATTCATCTAAACTAAATTCATAATTCATTAAATCTGATACCATTCACATTGCAGCAAAAATAGTACAAGATACTTTACTCCATTTTTGGTTTCATTGATTATATTCAAACCTTATATTGTCTTGTTGATATAAATCTGGTAATAAATCAATATCTCAATCTAATAAAACAAAATCGGTATCTTCTTCTCCAATACCTAAACATCACTCGTTTTTTAATATCTCGTCCATTATGATATAATATTAAGTAAATTAATATCTTTATTAATTTGTTCCGTTAAATAATCTAATCTACATTTTATAGCAAATTTTCTATCACTCATAGGTTTTAATTTTTCTAATTGATTATAAGGTAATTTCGCAATTTTTCTTTCAAGTTTCTCTAATTCTTCTCTTAACCTCGCCTCTTCTACTTTGTAGTTGTTCAATCTTGCTCTGATTTCTTTTTGCTCTTTTGTTTCAAACATTTTAGTACATTAGGAATATAAAACATTTCATCATCAGTTAATTCTAAGATAGTATGAAGTTCATTTCTTACTCCTGGACTTAATACTGGTTTAACTAAATTGAATACCTTTAATAACTGTTCTCTTGGACTTTGCTTATCTCAAAAGTAATTATTTAAAGCAACATGTTCTCTCCTACTTATTCTTACTTTGTTTTCTTCTTCATTTGTATTATATTTCATACGATATTTTTTCCCTATTAAATGGTGTATATCTGTTTCCGTTTTATCTATCAACCTATTTAATTTATATTGCACACCATTAATAGAAAGAATACGGTCATAATTATCACGAGAATTATTTTTAGCCATTTCATTTCCTCTTGTGGAATAATTAAAAGGCTTGCTTATTTTATTTCGTTTAATTTTTTTTATATAACGATACTACCTATGGTTTTCGTCCATTTTTTTCATAATTCGCTCTATATTTGTTTGTATCTTCTCCAAGATAGCTTTTAAATCTAAATCTTCTAATTGAGTTAATCTTTTTTCGTGGTCTTTTATTTCCATTTCTACCTCTTTTTGAAATTTGGTAATATTGGAAGATAATTTCCAAAGAAAAAATCAACAAGCTATTAATGTTCATAAACTAATCATTATTTGTGTATCTTGTGTAATTTCCATTATAATAGGTTTAGTTTCTTAAATAAATTATAGAAGATTTGACTTGAAGCATATACTCAGGCAAACCACTCTACTGCTTGTTGTCGTTCAATTTGGTAATAATTAGTAGCAATATAATAACCTACTCATAAAATAAAAGCTAAACCAATAGATACATAAGTTTGACTAACCTTAAATTTTTCACTTAGCTTAGTGATAAATTGAGTTAATAATCATAATAATACAGCCTCCATAATAAAAAGAGTATAATATAAATTTACTATATTATACTCATAGTATTAAAACAAAACAATACAAAGTTATTCCATATACACTAAAACCAATATTAAGAAGATAATACTAATAATTGTAATCAACTTGAATAATAAGATATCAAACTTAATTACTCATATTATCAAAGACATAATTAGGAATAAGGTAATAATTGTTTTCATTATTCATTATTAGAATTTAAAATTCTTTGATTATTTTGATAATTACATAATGTTTCAAATAAGCACTGCCTACAACTTTCCATAATTAATCAATAAGTACATTTTGTTTTATCTTCTGAATATTCGTAATATTCCATTTTATTATTATTAATTTAATTAAAATTTTGTTGAATAGGGTTGAATCTCCTATCTGGTCGGTTGCGTTCTTTTACTATCTTTGTGAATTCTATTGAATCATTATCAATTTGCTTTCTTACTTCTTCAACTATTTCTGGGTTTTCACAAGTCTTTGAAAGATAATGAAAACAAAAAACATTTTGCATTCGCACTATTTCAAGTCATTCTTCTTGTGCTCTATGAAATATTCGGTCATCTCAATAATATAATTTTATTTTTGAATCAATAGGTAGTATCTTATCAAGATATTCTTTTTGTAAAGCATAACAGTGTCATGCAATGCAATCTTTTTTGAATAAATCTCATTGATGATATGGTGTATGAAACATAGGGTTCAATACTTTTCAATCAATATTCATCTCTATCAATTCATCATATCATTCTGTTATTTCTATATCATCATTTATTATAAGAACAGTTTTTTCTGTATTCATTTCTTTCAAATGATTCCACAATCAATTTATCATATCATTTGTTTCTTGTATTCGGTATGATAATTTTCAATCATTATCATTCCAATTATTTTCAAGTTCATGCAATTTATTGATTTCATTTTCTCATGGTTTATCAAGCAATATTATGAAATCAATTTTGTTCTTTTTATTTCTAAGAATACTCTTAATAGTATTATCGGTATACCATGTTCGTTTATAACATGTCATTGCAATAGTTATCATTAGTATATTGATATTATCTTATCTAAAAATTCTTTTGAGAATTCATTTGTATGTTGGTTTGATATATCAAAATCAAATGAATTCATAGGAATTCTCATAGGTGTATGTTCTACCATAGGGAATTCTCTAAGATTTATATTGCTCTTATATCAATATCTTTCAACATCTGTTCAAGCTCGTATTACTACTGCTTGTTTTTTAAATCATTTTACTGCGTGATGAAGACAACTATCACAAGCTAATACTGGGTATCTATCACAAAGACTTACAACAAATCTCATATCTGGTGTATCAAGTGCTATACATCAATTTAATTTTGGTTGGTCTGGTCTTTCTACTACATATACAGTATATCATTTTTTTATCAATCAATCTGCAAGATATTGTGCGTCTTTTACTTTTATACTTCTATAAGATTTATCGCTTCAATTTTGTTGCATAGTAGAACCAAATGGTTGGAATAATATAGGTTTATTTCACTCTAATACATTATTTAATTTTTCGTGTTCTGCTAAGAATAAACAAGGTTCAACTACTTTTTCTAATCATAATTGTTCTCTTATTATTTCTAACCAATTTACTCAATCATTAAAAAAACGAGGGTTTGTATAAGGCTCTATTTCTATATAATCATTTCATTTAACAACCTCTTTAAAAAGATTTCTATCGTCTAATCAGTGAACACTTTTAATATAAGGGTTTCACCAAAAAGCTAATGGTCGGGAAGCTATAACCTTTACTGGTCTTTTTTTAGCAACTTCGGTAATAGCACCAGTCATTGCTATATTTCTACCTAAGCCTCAATCAATTCTAATAACCAGAATTTTTTCTTCTTTAATTGCTTGTTTATCTTTCATTTTATATAATTAAATAATAAATACATATAATATAATTATTATATGGTTAATAAACAATCTAATTTCTAAATGTTAAAAGAAAAACAAGGTATTAACCTTGTTCTTCATATTATACGCTTTCAGTTATACAGAATGTTCAATTGCTTGTGAAAGTGTGAACAACATATTGAATCCCGTCTATTGTTGGAGTTGTTATTGTTCCTCATGTTGCACATTTTATTCAATAACTACAATCTTTCGGATAACGAACAATAACGAGTCAAGATCAACCGGATCCTCATGCTCTATTGACTCAATTAGCAGTTGATCTTCCTCAACCTCATCATCATCATGTATTTGCACTTCAACTATATCAATCTGCACTTGTTGTTTGTTGTCATCATCAAAAGCAAGATCATCAAATTCAACAAGAGTCCCGTCAACCTCAACCTCAAACACGACGCAATGTTCATCAAAAGCAAGTTGCAACTCATCTTCATCATGCTGTATTTGCATAACTTGTCGCTTGATTACAATCTGTCATTCACAAATTAAATATAAACGTTCAAACTCCTCATCAACCTCATCAAAACATATTGCAAACTCCATTTTGTCATGCATGTCATCATGGAACTGTTGCATTTCATCAATTATAATTGATACTACTACTATTTGTTTGTGATCATCAAGCTCATCATCAATTTGCACCGTCTCATCATTGCATGGTTGTTGTGTTTCAACACGTTGAAGAATATCAACCTCAACCTCCTCAACCTTGTGCAACTAAATATCAAAATTTTGATGGACATCAATTGTTTCCCCTTCAAGAACATGCTCATATTCATCATGATCATATAGTTATTGTTTGACTTTTTTCTCTTATTACAAATCATTCAATTATTTTTAATTCTCATGCTCCTCAACCTCATCAAGCAAGAACTCATCATGAATAATATCATGCTCATCATGCACCTCATCAACCAAGAACAAGAACGTCAACTTTTATTGCACCTCAAAGACTTTGAATTTCTTGTTCAATATTATCAATTCTCAAATCTTGTTGATTGAGATCATATTGAACATTGACTTTCGTCCATTTTGTTGAGTCAAAATCTTCCGGAGTTGAAACTGCTGTTGAACAAACATATCTGTCCCCTTTATAAACAACTATATCTCCAACGGAATATGTTGCCGTATTATCATAAACGTTTGCAATTGAATCTTGATTTGCTTTTAATTCAAGATTGTTTTGAATGTCTGCAACTTGTTCCGCTGTCCAATATAATGAGATTTTGTCTCATGAATAAAAAGCGTGTGCCGTGTTGTCTTGGACTCTATTTGTTGCCGTGTCATCTTGAACACAAATTCATGAACTTCTTTCAACTGTGAATGAATTTTGATTGCTTGAAACAACTTTCACTATTTCTCTTAATATAACATTTTCGCTTGCGTCTAAGTGTTCAATAGTCAAAAGAAAAGGGAAAGAACTTGGAAACAATCATTGATCTCAATCTGTTATGAGAATAGTCGTTTGGCTTGCTGTTATATCTGCTATCAAAAGACTACTCGCATTGTTGGTGTTTTGATACTTAACAAAACTCATCTTAATAGTATATAATCAAATAAAATTTGTATTTTTTAGTATTTGTTTTTATTTAGTTATTTATAACATTTCGTAGCGTTTCATTTTCTTCAAGTGTCAATGTAATTCTTATCGGTGTATATGTTATTTTTTCTATTAACAAGTTTCTTATTGAATATTCAGTATTAACAACTGAAACCGTATCTCATGGTGATATGCTTTCAATATCATACTTTGAATTAACAACTATTGAACTTGCATTCTTCGGATCTTTATTTTGTTTGATATAGTTGTTTCAATATTCATCTTGTGTTGCTTGATTAACTATTGTATTTGATAATTCATACTTTTCTTTTATTCAGTAATTGTTTTGTGAATTTTCATCTTCATACACTTGCATATTGATTCATTCCCTTTCAAGATAGAATTTATTCACAATTCATTCAAAAGAATAATTCAAACTCATTGTTTCAATAGCATATTGATTTGCTATTATGTGATTCTGCTGTGATAGTTTTTCTCTAAAATAGAATTTTCATTCAGAATCAATGAACCAATAGTAATTAGCTGTGTTTGAAAGTGTATCAATAACATCTTTACATGTGTTGTTTGAATCAAATTTGAATGAAACACTTTCTGAATATTCATCAATTTGTCATATAGTTATTATGTTGTTATAATTTGAATTGAATGTTGTAATTACTTGATTCAATATACTTTCTATTGTTCAAGCATAAGAACCAGAAAATAAAATTTTATTCAGTAAAGAAGCTATTCATAAACAAGTCAAAGAAATATATCACTTATTTGTATCATACTTTCTTGTTATTTGTGAAATATATCAAAAGTATATTTGCTTTCATTGAGTATATCTTTCATTGTAAAGAACAACCTTTACTAAATCTCAACCTTGAAATGAATTATCATTAAAACTTAATGCAAGATTCAATGCTAATTGTCATTGTCATCAATTAACGTTTTCAGTGAATGAAATATCATTCATAACAATATTAGGGTTTACTGTTGTTTTGAATGTTCAATCTTTATTATATACTTTAATATCATATCTAATCATTATAAGTATAGTTTTTTATAAATATAAACAACATCGTAGTTCGCAAGTGCTCAATCATTTATTCACATTTCAATGTTATTCAATCATGGTTCAATAGCTGGAAATGGTCATGTATATTCAATAGGTGTTCAATTCAACCTTGCAATTTTTGTTTCTCAATCAATAATCAAGAAATCTCATGCGTTGAGTTCATGGTCTATATTGAATAAATAATTGTTTTGCTCTATTCGGAAATTATCAAGTCAAGTTTCTGAATTTATCATAACATATATTGTCGGGTAGCAAACAACCTTTCAAGAATACATAATTTCTGCAACATAATTTCATGATAATCAAGAAAATGTTTTTGAAATACTTGTTAAGTTGAATGCAAAAGGGTTTACACAATCAAAAGTCAATTCTATATTTTGTATAGCATTTATATTATAGTGTCTTCTTCAAAACTTTAATGAAATAAGTGTTGCTTCCCGTCTTCTTACAAGTCAATTGATAATTATATCAAGATTTCATTGAACTCCACTTGTAGCAAACTTTAATTCATCAATCAAATCATTCAATCATTGTTCAGTTGAAGCAATCAAAGACATCACCAAATTTATTCTTTTTGTTCTGTAATATTGTGCAATAACATTTCATCAATCTGCTCTTGCATAATTGAATGTTTCTACGTTTTTTGTTCATAAATCATCATGATTGCTTTGTTGCACTATTCTTGTTTTTCAATCGTGTAAATTATATCAGTTGAACACAAATCTTCAACTATCTTTGATTTCTGTTCAAGTTGATTTTGGTGCATTTCATAACAATAATGAGTTCAAAACATTGTTATTCATTGTTGGTTTTCTTTTATAAAATTAAGATATTCAGAATTGTTTTTCTAATTTGATTTTCCTTATTATTTCATCTGTAATAACATCAATATCTGCTTCACTTCTTACTGTTATTCAATTTATATTTATTTCAATTCAGTTATTGTTTGTAATTTCATTATTTGGAACTATTGTTCAATTACTTCTTGGGACAAATAATTCTGGTCACCTTTCTCCTACTAATATTGTTCTTCAAGCTATTACATTACCTCAATCAGCATATCATTTAACATCTCAACCTCATCATCAATCAGAACTAAATGCTGATTTTTTAGCATCAGCTACTTTTTTCCAAGCTATTTCTAATTGTTCTGCATAACTTAATTCTGTATCTCAATTTGTTTTTATTCGGTAAGCATAATCTTTTTCAAATTGATTTCTAATTTTTCATAACTCTTCTATTTTCTTTGTTTGTTCCTCTATAATAGGAGTATATTTTTCTCTTATTTCATTTAATTCAGTTTCTAGTTTTGTTTTTTCTTCTTTTTCAACTTCTATTGCTCTTTTCTTTTCTTCTATTTCGTTTTGTATTTCTTCTTTTTTAATTCTATATTCCTCTTTAATTTGTTGTATAGGGTTTAAAGAATTAAACCACTCTTGATATTTAATTTGTTCTTTTAAAGCTTCAATTTCTTCATCAGACATTCACTCATATAATGAATTTACCTCATCAAGATATGTTTTATATTTCTTAATATATTCAACATTAAATCAATCAATAAATCAAGTAGCGTCTTCAAGTTCACTCCAAGAAGTATTTTCTGCAACTTGTTTTATTCAAGCTGCTTCTTTTTCCATTTTTTTGAGTTCATCTCTTGCTTTTATATATTCTTGTGCTAATGATTTATTTTCTTCTTTTCATATATCAGAAAGTTTATCGTTAAGTTTATCAATTTCTTCCTCTAATTTTTTAATATTCTTTGTTGTATCATCTATCTTCTTTTGAACTTCATCAACAGCTTTATCAAATTCTTTTTCTAAATCTTTTAATCAACTCTCTAATTCTTTTAATTTTTGTCAAGCAAGTTTATCTATTAATTTATAATATTCTTCATTAGCTTTATGAATATTTTTGGTTTGCTTACCATATTTTTTCATTTCTTCATTTAATGCTTTATAAGCATCTTCTATTTTTTTTGTTTTCTTAGAACTTCAACCTCATCAAGTTGTATCGTCATCATCTCAACCAAATATAGATTTCCACCAATCTCATAAACCACCAGATTTATATCAATTTTCTAAATCATTAAGTCTATCTTGATAAACCTTATTTAGATTATCAAAAACTTTATTTACTTCTTTATCTACTGTATTTGTTACATCTTTTCATTGTTCTTTAAAGAAATCTTTTGCCTCATTATAATCGTAGAGTATTTTATCTCGCCGTCATAAAGCATTATATTCTTTATTTTGTTCAATAGTTCTATTTGCTCAACTTACTAAATCTCATAGTCCGTCCCGGAAATCTTTTTTGGTTACCATTTTAAATACACTATTTGCTATATTGAATATAGCAGATAATGAAGAGGCAATTCAAGTTAATCATAAATTAATGAAATAGAAGAAATCTGTCCAGTTTCAAGCCATTCAATTTAATCACTTAGCTGTTTCATCGGCTCAAATCATTAATAATGATACTATTCAATCTCATACTTTTCCTAATCATTCAGCTATTTTATCAAGAAGTTGTTTTCATAAACTTAACACATTTCAAACTAATTCTGCTACTGCTCATCAAGTATTATCAACTAAACTTGATATATCTAACCAAATATTTGAAGTTGATTGATTAAATTCATCAGTAGCTTGTGTTAAACTATCTGTCACCTTATCAGAGATTTTAATAATCTCATCAAGCATTGGTTCTGTTCGTTTGAAAAAGGCATCTCATATTGCGGCAAAACTATTAACGGCAGAAACCTTTAATTTATCTATCTTTTGTGCAACAGTAAGAGGCATATTTTCTCGTGCTTTTAATTCCTCTCCACTTTGTCTAATAACCTCATTAGTAATAGCTTGTTGTTTTTCTTGTTTAGTTAATTGGTCTGTTGTTTTACCTATTGAAGTAGCATATCTTTCATAAGCATCTTTTGAGTTTATAACTATTCAAAGGTTATCAAGTATCATAGCTGATTGTCTTCATATTCACGTTACAATATCATCAAAAGCCTTTGAAGTTGTTTCTCACATTTGTGCTCAACGAACTTGTGCTATCTTCATAAGATTAGACATACTCTCTATGTCTTGTGCTACTCATAAAGACATAGCTCTATTTGCAGACTGCATAAGGTCAATATCACTTACCATACCCTTTGAACTCTCTCTTAGAGTATCTCTAAGGTCAGTATATGACATACCAGCTCTATAAGACATTTGTTCAAATTGTAGAGAAACAGCATTCATTTGAGTTCAATACTCAATAATATTTCTTGCCATTTCTTTTACTCATTGAACAGCAAAAGATACCAAACTCTTACCTATTGTTAAAGCTAAATTTTGTTTGATTTTATCTCTTACTATATCTAAGCTATCTGCAAAAAATCATTGATTTTGTTTTGCGTCCTTTAATGTTCTATTTAATTCCTTATATTCTTTTTCTAATTTTTGTAATTCTTCTCTTTGTGCATTAGCTTGCTTACTTGTTTTTCAATAAGTTTGTTCTGCGTCCTTTAATTTAGCAGCTTGGTCTGATAAAGCAACTTTAACTTCTTCAAGTTTTTGTTTCCAATATTCTATACTTTGTGAAACATTAGAAGTTTGTTTTACATAATTCTGTAATTCAGACTCTTGTTCTTGAAGTATTTGAGCACTCATTTTTTGCTCATAATTATAATCGGCTACTGCTTGTTGTCTTTTAAGAGTTTCTATAACCTCTTGTGTAGCAATATCTTCAAGTTGTTGCTTTTTATCAATATAACTATCAACAGATTTCATTAAAGCGTGTAGAGTAATATTATACTCATCTGTTCATTTTGTTAAACCCTCTAATGCTGTTGTATTATCAATTATAGAATTATGTAAAAGAGCTAACTCTCTATCACTTCAAGTCAGCTCACGAAAATCTATCTTACTTGATTCAGATAAATCAACTAAACTTCAAGTAAGACTTTGTATTCTTTGTTCTAGTTTGGTAAGGTCAGGAGTTAATCTGTCCTCAGCCTCCAATACTAATTTCATTATCTCTGCATCAGATTGTGCCATAAGTCTTCCTTGATAAAGTAAAGTTATTTCTTATTCATTTTAGCCTTTTGTTCGGCTCTTTTTTGCTCAATATATTCGTGGTGTCTTTCCTCCATAAGGAAGCTATAATCTAAGTCTAATCTTCGTTCCTCTACTTTATCTAACTCATAAGGAGAACAATGATATAATTCCTTTATAAGAATATAGTCCCTATGATATTTTGACACATTGGAATTAGTCCTTAGGGTTTTCCTAAATTGTTCTATTAATTCTTCCCTTTGGACTTTCCCCCGTTTTTTACTTCACTAACTTTTTCTAAGATAGTTGAGTAATCATCAAGACTAAGATTTGCTACTTCTTCATCAGTTAAGTTAGTCATAGCTTTAACAATATAATCGTTAGCGTCTTGAATATTCATTGGTGGAATATCAAAATTAGGCTTTCAATCAATTGTTGATGTCTTAGCTCAATTAAAAAGAATTTTGTTAAATTCCTTATCTATACCTCTTGTATAGACATCTTTAATTACTACTTCTTTTTCTCCAATTTTCATTTGGTACTTGTTTAATTAATAAAAGATACTTGTTTAATTATTTATTTTAGGGCGAGGGTAAACAAGCAAAACCTCGCCCAATATATTATTACTCTGAAACAATAGAGATTTCTTTCCAATCTGTTGAGGCAGTAGTTCCGAAAGATATATACATTTTACTATTAGTTGTATCAAAATAGAATAAACCAATAGAAGTAGGTGTGCTTTCTGGTGCTCACTCTCAACTTGTAGCAACTGGTTGTTTTCAAGCAAGTATTTCAGTGCTATCTGCTAAATCTTTAATATCAAAGTCATCAGCTTCAAGAGTGCAAGAGATTTCTCATTCCTCATCAATAGCAATTCAATCTCAAGCTGTATAAGTTGTATCAGTAGCTGCGATTTCATCATCATCGCTTATAGAGATATTAGCTCAAGCTGTTAATTTTTTTTGATAATCACTTAAATCTCAAACATTACTTGTAATATCAGTTACTTCTTGAAACTTATCTTCATATAATCTAATAAGTTCATTAGCTTTATCTTCTGGAAGACTTACAATAGCATTACTAGACATAGTAATTTGTCCTCCTTTATAATCTATTGTGATTGACGCTCACGAAATATTTTTAATAATCATTAGTTTAATTGGTTATTAATAAATTAGTATCAAGTTGTATTACCATTAATTAATACGATTTCAATAGTAGCTCAATCTTCGTTAGAGTATTGACCAGAGAAACCTAATGTTTGTTTTACAATTTCATTAGCACTATCTGTTTTACTCCATTCAGTAAATCAAGCTTTCATTAAATCAACATAAATTGAAGGGTAGATACCAGTAGCCAAAGCAGTAGCATTTTGATTAATAGCATAGAAACGAACTGCTTTTTTATCTGAATTTAATACATAATCTCTTAATGTAGTATCTCCATATAAAGCTTCAAAATCTCACTCAACTCCAAATTGTTGGTTATATATTCCAGTAACGTCAGTTGAACCAAAACATTGAACATCTGCTAAGTTTTTAGCAATAGATATTCTGAAATTCTGCATACAAACTTCTGTTGCTGAATTTAATCAAGCTTCATTACTAGCAAATCTAACTCAAGCCATTGCAGCAGTGAAAGCTCACTCATCTGAATAAGCAGGAGAAGGACTTGAAGTATCTTCTACCATTGCTTTACCTTGGAATTCACAAGAGAATTTTACATAATCTCAAACTTCACAAGATAATTCAAATGAATTTACCATACAGAAAGGTGCATATGAAGCTGCTACATCATCAACATCTCTCAAAGTAAATGAAGGGTGAGCATTACTATTTAATCTTGAAAAGTAATGAGCTACTGCACCACTTACTTCTGTAAGAGTTAATGTCCAAGTTCCATTAGTAAGAGTAGATAAACCAGTACCATTAATAACATAATAAGTAGTAGTTCCAATAGTTAAGATTTTTCTAATCTTATTTGTTGAACTTCCCTCTCATCTTTTAGGAGTTCCTCAACTTGCTGTTCCAGTATAGAGATAACAAGTTTCATAATCTCATAAAGCACCTAATAATAGGAAACCTAAGAAATCATCTCTTGCTATTCCCTCTAATGTAATAGAAGAACTTGCCTTAGTTGTAAATGTATCATAAACCTCATCAATTACTCAATAACCACTATCATCAGTAGCTACTTCAATATTAGGGTTTAATAAACCACTTGTTTTAGGAATTCGGACTTCTGGAGCAACTGCTGTTCATCTAACAGTTTCTTTTCCAAGTCCAATAGCTGATAGTCTTCAAATGTATGCCATTTTATTGTTTAGTAGAATTTAAAATATTAAGAGCTTCTTTATATGAGTTAGCATAAATCGTTACTCACTCATTAGGAAAGAAATAACCTTTTTTTCAATCTTCTTTTACTTCTTCCACTTCTTGTGTTTCTATAATTTCCTCATTTTGATTTGGACAATCTTTACACTTTCTTGCCATTGGTATGTAAATAAAGGAATAAAACTTATCAATTATTTTCATTTTCATTATTATTATCAGGTGCAGGTGTAGTAGGAGCAACATAAATTCCTAACCCTTGAACTGCAGTAAATCTAATATCAACTTCAAATAATCTTATAGGTTCGGTACTTTCTAAATATCATCGGTTATATGAATATTCTGCCTTTACTGTATAACCATTTCAGAAACTCCAACCTATTCAAGTATCAATCTCTTTAAGACAGTTGAGAATAATATCAGCAATTTCTCTCATATTTTGCTCTACTGCATTATATTCGTTATATATTTGTTCTGCAAGTCTAACTGTTATTACCATATAATCTTTCCAACTACAACTATCTAATATCTCACAGTTTCACCAATTAGGAGTTATAATAATAGAGGGAAATGAATAATCGCTTGGTAGTTTAATATCAGAATTATATACTTTTGCTACTCTTTTTCACTCTAAGTATTTTAATTTATCATATATTCTATCACAAACTGCTTTAAAGCTATATGTAGTTGTAGTCATTATTTTTTAGTTCAGTTAAAGAATACTCATCAACTTGATTGTGATACCAACATTTTACCATTAATATATCTTTTTAAGATATTCATATATTCTGCTCAATGGTCGTTTAATGCCTTAGACATATATCAAGATTTTCTTCAATACCTTTCTTGATATTCTGCATAATCAACATATTTTTTAATTGGTCTTCTTGATACCGGGTGTATTCACTCTCATCTTTGTCATCAAGCTACTATATTCCAATACTTAGTTCAAGGAGTTATACTTGACGCTACTCATTGCTCAATTATTCTAATAGTGCTTTTTAGGTTTCAAGTATATACTGGTGCCTCTTGTTCAGCATAGGTTTTAATTCTATGTGCTATTTCATTTCAAGCTTTATTTAATGCCTCAACACTAATTTTACCGAGTTTATTAAAATCAATAACTCTCTTTCTTGTGATATTGAAACTTAAAGCACTATGTCCTCTACCAAATGCCATTATGTTCACTCTCACTTTATAAAATAACCTTTTGCGAATGTTCTAAAAGTTCATTTATAAACATTCATAGAATTACAAATATAATCAACTCAATCAATAACTATCTTATCTCATATTTCTACTTCAAGATAATCACTGAAAAATCTATAAGCACGATAAACTCTATTAAGTTCTCTACCTCGCCTTTCTCATTGGTCATCTCAATAAAGACATTGTAAAGCACATTTTATAGTAGCTTTTTCTTTCCATCAAGAAATCATTGTTGTTTCATCTCTTGTAGGAGTATATATTGTTGCTGTTCTATTATAAAATAGTCCATACATTATATTTCTAATATGCTATATAAATTTTTCTATATTTTTTTAGAGTTTCTGTTACGAAAGGACTATCATATATAAACCTTTGCTTTCATATAGATAAACTTTCATCTCATAATCTATAATTGGTCATACCAGTAAAGTTCCTTGTAAGCCAAATAGTAGCACATAAGAATAAACATACTTGCTTTATATCGTCTGGTATTCATAACCAAGATTGAGTTGTTTCATCTCGTTCTCAATATCAAGCAGTATATTTAACTCTTAACCAATTCCGTTTATCAATAGGGTTTTCATCATTATGTAAAACATCTAAGTTTTTAATAATAATTTGTCTTCCTCTTTGAATTAAGAAAGGGTTAGTATTATAATCAATAGCTGTATTCATATCGTTGATATAAATATCTTGTGTTTTATCAATAGGTCAATGCTTTAAATATATATTATATCAATCAGCATTTACTATTACACTTCTTAAATCTATATCTTCAATATATTCTGTCTTTAATATTCAGTTAGGTCAATCTGCACCAATATAAGAATTAACAGCACTTTCTACTCCACTAATTAAAGTATTAGGTGTTGTATCTCACTCCTCAAATTGAATTCAGAGGTATGCCTCAAATTCTTCCTTAGTAATATACATTATTCCTTTCTAAATATTAAAATAAGAGTTATTAAATTTTATTTCTTTACAATTTTATTCCATTGCTTTTTATTCGCTTTCTTTTCATTTTCCTTAACGGTATCACCTTTATTCTCAACCTCTTCAAACATTCATTTGTAATTTCTCATTAATCATTGTCATATTGTATCGGGAGTTTCAAAAACCTCTCACTGTTTAACTTCCTTTTTTCAATCAATAGTTCTAACAAACTCCATTCCTTTATTCAAATATTTCAAGAACATCTTATTTGTATAACTAAATAAAATTTAAGGGTAGTATGGACTTAGCACACTACCCCTAAAAATATATATACTAAGATACAGTTACATTTACTCAAAGTCCAACTGTTTTACCTACATTAGCATAACTATCATTATTAACGATAGTGAAACCAAATTCAGCAGTAGCAGTTAAGATATAACCTCTTCAAGCAACCTTAGTAATTTCAATTTCCATAGGTTGTCCATAACCATATTGTACAGCAGGCTTCCAAATTACTGCGAAACTTCCTTTTGTATTATCAGTAGAAGTTCCAGAAACTTTACCGTTAGTATCTGTAAGAGCAGGGAAGTCAGGCATAGTCATAAAGTCTACTCACCAAATCTTAGCAAGAACACCAGTTCTAATAGTAGCGTCTGGTCCGAATTTATCAATAGTGATTAATTCAGAAAGAGGTAATGTCTTATAATAAACATTAGAAGGAGCTAAGATAAGAAGATTATCTAAGTCAGTAGAATAACCAGGGTCAAGAACTTGGAATACTGATAAGAAATCTCCACTATCAAGAGTTCCAACAGAAACAGCACCATTAGCAATACCTACCTTTCTGATACCATCATCTTGTTGAGCAAAGTAAGGAGCACCAGAATAAGTACCGTTAATATTTCCACTTCCACTTGCAGTATCATCAGCATTAAGAATTAATGCATCAATAGTTTCAGCAAATGATTGAGCAATTCTATTTCTCAAAATGTTTTCAAGATTTACAAATTCATAATTTGCTTCTCTCTTTGAAACTGGAATTTCAAGAATAAATTGTCCTTGTGTAATAGTTACTTCACTTGTTCCAGGTTTAGTAGCACTAGCAGTAAAGTAAGAATTTCCAGAAGTCCATTCTGAATTTCATTGGAATTTATCTGCTTTTCCAATCATAGGTAATTTTTCAGTCATTGCCATATTTGTTCCGTGATTTCCAGGAAGTAATGGTAATAGTTTTGAAAAACTAGGTAAAAGGTCAAGAAGTGTGTGAGATTGTTCTGTTAATCTTACAATTTCTTTACCGTGGTTAGTTTCAGCTGTGTTGATTACACCAGCTTTTTCTTGTTCAACTAACTCTTCTCTTGAAGCTAAATCTCCTATAGATTTAACAACATCAGCAATTTTTTTAAGTTCGTCCATTTTTTAATAAATGTTAAATAAAAGATTTTACCAACTCTTTATGAGTTTAACGGCTTTTTCAATCTCATCATTAGCCTCATCTTTAACGATAGGTCAGCTAAATTGATAAGAATTTTGAACTACAGTTTTTTCTACTGTATTGTGCATACTTTTAACAGCATTTACAACACTTGATAGAACCTTAACTGTTTCTGATAATTTTCACTCTAAGTCATCTACTCTCTTAGCATAAGCTTTAAGTTCAATGCTTTTTTGTTCCAATTCATCAGAGAATTCTTTTCTCATAACTTCAAATGATTTCTCTTCTGGAAGATTTGTTTCACTCTCCTCTGTGGTAGGCTTTTCATCTACCTTTTCAGCTTCTTCATTTTCGTTAGGAGTTATTTCAGTTTCTTCAACTGCTTTTTCTTCGATAGTATCGTCCTCAGAATTTATTTCTTCTTCGTTCTCAACTACTTCTTCTTTTCCCTCCTCAACTACTTCTTCTGTTTCTTCAACAGGAGTTTCAATTTTTTCTTCTTCTTGCATTTCTACAGATTTAGAACTAAAACAATCGTTTATACTCTTTCTTAGAGCATAAGGGTTAGCCGGTATAGATACAAGTGAAATTTCCAATAACTCTAACTCTTTAATGTAGTTAGTTCTATCTATAATATTTCACTCGTCATCTTCTTTGTATTCAATTTCGTAATCAAGTATTCTAAATCAAATACTAAATCACTTTAATATTCAATTTTTTATTTTACTCATTACTCAATCTGTATCTTCTGATACTATTGCTCTAATATATAAACCATTTCAATCTATTGTGAAAGCATCAACTTTTCCAATAGGTTTATCAGCGTCGTGTTGTAATAATAGTATAGGGTTTAAAGCATAGATATTCATAGCTTTTTCAAAAGCACTAGGCTCTACTATATCTCAATATCTATCTTTGTCCTTTGTTGAGGCATATCACTCAATAACAAGTCCTTTTCAAGTTTCAGTATCTACTTCCTTAACAGATTTAGATAACATTTGAAAGTGATTTTCTTTTTTAATAAGTTCCATTATATTTCTTTGTAAAGTAAATTACATCTACAATTATATCATCAAGGAGGCATTCTAACTCATACACTATTATATATATGTTCAATATCTACTCGCCCTTCTTTTTGAGCTTGCATATGAGTTTCCCTTACCCTATCATCATTACAAGTTAGCCAATATTTTTGTATTAGTCTTCACTCATCTATTAAATCTTGAATTGCTATTCTTTTTCAATTTTCAAAGGCATTATGTATTTCTGTAATAGAAACAGCAGTAGCCATTGTTTTACCAAATAGAGTATTAGATAACTTCTCTATCTGTATTGATAATTTTCATATTGTCCAACTTTCATCTATTGCTTGTTTCATTAAGTCTATTATTCTCCTTTTTGTTTCATAGAGAACACTTCCCCTAAATAATCAGTATTGTTCCTCTAACCATTGTTCAAGATATTTATCTGTCGCTTTGGTAGGGTGTGTTTTTCATTTGAATAACTTGTTTATTAATTTTATTCAAATCTTAACTGCTTTTTCTGTTTCATAAGCAACACTATCTATAATACTTTCTAGTGATAGTCTACTCCGTAAGTCTGTGAAATGCAAGTCCTTTTTAAAAGCATCAGTTATCTTTGGTCTTGCTCTATGTAAACTTTCATATTCTTGATTAACTCGCATAGGGTTATTAAATACTCGTTCTATTGTTTTTTCATCATTAAGCTTCTTCTTTATCTCCTCATACCTTTTCATCAGTTTCTTTATTGTTCTGTTTTCATTCCTCGTTAGGTCAATCATCATTTGTATCTCCAGCTTGTCCATTAGTAGGCATTACAGAATTAAAAACAATATCTTCTAATAATCATAAATCATTTCTTATTAATAATTTATCAGCGTTTTCATCTTGTGATTTTTGGTATCATCTTTCAACTCTAACTTCGTTGATAGTTCTTATTCCGTGTCTGATATCTTCTACTTGTGTTTGTTTTTCCTCTTGAGTTTGTTCAAATTGGTCTCAATCAGCTTTAACCCAATAACTCTTTGCTATATCAGGTCTAAACATTTGAAGACATTTATTTAACATAAATTCAAAATCTTTTTCATAAGGTCTAATAGTTCCCTCTATAAATTCTTTTCTTAGAGTTTGTCCATTAGAGTAATTTACATTATTTGTATATCACAAAATAGTTTTAGGAACTCCAAACACAGCACTAACCTTTTCAGTTGTAAGATTTCTTTGGTTGATAAATTCCATATCTCTTGGTGTCATTGATAGAGTTTTAATATCTTTAACTCATCAAGCTATCATTGTTTTATGATTATTTTTACTTCCTTTAAATTGTGCATCAAATTGGTCTTTTACTATCTGCATTTCATCTTCTGATAAACTTTCATCTAATAGTAATAAAGCACTTGGTATTGCACTATTCTGATAAAAGAAGTAATTATTTTTCATAGCCTCTAAATCAGAAAGTCAATCATAAACAATTCAAGTAAGTAATCACATACCATTAAATTGGTTATAAATATCGTCCTCTAATTTAAAGAAAGCTATTTCGTTAGCTTTTAATTTAATATGTTGATTTCCTCATAAATATAAATCAAATCATTCAATTATATTTTTTTCGGTGTTTATATCTTTTACCACCATACGACTATCAATTACTCTAAATCAAGCAACTCTTCATCATATATTTTTTACTGGCATAATATAAACTTCTCAACTTACCAAATAATTTCTAAATACGTCTATCTTAAATTTACTAAATGTAGGAGAAGAAAATAACATTTGAATATCATCTGTATATTTATTATCATCTATGATATTCCATTGATTATCAGTTAAATATAATCAATTTCTCGCTACATTTTCAGCAATCTTTTTTACTGCTTGTCTTATATCTCCATTTTTTTGATATAAAACATAAAACGTATTATTATCTAACACAACATCGTGGTCAAATAATGTTTTTAAAGAAATAGAAGAATTGTTTGTATACCAACTCTTCTTTTCAGTTTTAGGTTGCTTATTTATTTCATATCAAAAAATTCTCATTTATTTAATGATATATAAAACTTTATATTAAGATAATCATTGATTACTCATTTCACAATTCAATCTTAGGTAGGTTTTCTGCTTTTGCCTCAATTATATCAAAACAATCTGGTACATTAACCTTTTTGAATTTAGGAAACTTTAATCAAGTTTCATCAATAGCTTCGTTCATAATATCACACCATTCATCATACCAAGCGGCTAACTTAACAAATTTGTCTTGAATTTGATTAGCATTCTGAATAGCTTTTCTCATTTCATTTAGAGCATTAGCCATTTGTTGCCTTTGTTCATTAAAATTGATGTCGCTTTCTAAGTGTCTGTTTTCTTCAATCTTGAAAGTCATCTCATCAATTTTTGTAAAATACCTTTTTCCAATTTCTTGATTTTTTGCCATCTTTATAATAATTTATAAATTAAAAACATTTTTTATACATTTTAACCTACCTTAACCATAGGTATAACCGTTCCATTTTTTAACATATAATAGGTTAATATGTTTTAGTTATAATTTTATAGGTGCTTATATTTTTACCTCTTTTATTTTCATACTCATACCCATTACACCTCAGATGTGTAATATTTTACATAGCTGATATGTACTATAGTACATAGCTCCCTTTTTAGTAATATAAGGTATTACCTAAGGAAAGTAGCTGTTTTTTAGCCCCTATAATATAATATATATATATAAATATATATACCCTATTCTCTTTTTTTGTATTTTATTTCATTATCTACTCGTTCTTTATCTGTTTCTATTTTCTCCTCAAAAAATTGACCTCTTTTGCGAAGATTTTCTTTTTTCTCCTCTAAATAATTCCAAAACTCTTGAACAGTTCTCTCGGTTGCTGGAACTATTTCATCATACATTTCTTTTTTGAAATGTAAGAACTCTAAGATTAAAGTCTGACACGTGAGTGTTTCTCTTGCGTCGTGTCTGTCTTGACTTCGTTCTTTGCTTCAAGCTTTTGGTTTTTTCATTATCATATAGTAGAAATAAAAAACTTTTTTCATTTATCTGTTAATGCCATTAACATACTATCAACTCTATCGTCGTGTTCCACATTAGGAAAGCTTAACAATTCTTCTACCAATAAATCACATCAAGGGTTTTGTGCAAAATATACTTTTAAATTTTCAAATAAGAATTGTTTCTCCATTAATCTTGTAGTCTTATCTTTATGAGTTTTTACCTCTTTTGTAGCCATTCACATATTCATAAAGATAGTTTTTAATACTTGTTGAAATGCCACTGTTTCAACTACTACTCTATTTGCTTTCCATTTTATATAAAGTTGTTTAACTATTTGACACGCATTTTTAATATTCTTATCTCTACCTTGTAAAGCTATACATTCCAATGTATATCTATTTTCTCATTTAAATCAAACAACAGTAATAGCGAAGTAGTCTGTCCCTTGTTTCTCTGAAACAGCAGGGTCAACTCATATTTGAATAGTATCAAATTTCATATCTTCACTCCACCTAAACCTTTGTATCATATCTCTTGTAATGATATGCATACCTTGAACAAATGGTTTAAGTAAATAGTTTTGTTCAAATGATATACTTCATAATCTTCTCCTTTCACTTTGTAGAGAGGTATATTTCTTATTTCACTCTGTAATAAATTTATTTTTCTCCATTGCCTCTTCATCGGTTTCTACAAATCTGTCCCGTATTATTTTACCATAATCATCATATATAGGTAGAAAAATAACTTCTCGTGATTTATCTCATTTAATATGCTCCCTAAATCTTGGTACTAATCAATCTTCATATATGGTATTTCATAAGAATATTATTTGAGTATTAGAGGTAGTTCCTCATAAAACTTCATTTAACATAAATTCAAAGTTTTTATCAATCTTCTTTTGACTTTGTGTTGAGGCGATAGTATCAACATCATCAAAGATTAATAAGTCTGGTCTAAACTTCCCGTCTGGTGCTGTATAGTTTTTACCACGAGGAGAAGTTCCTAATGACATAGCTCTAACATAACAATCATTTTCCGTTACAAATTTATCAAGTCTTTTAATCTTTTTTTGTCCCTTACGATTTATTGTTTCCGGGTAGTATAAATTACCAAAATCATTTACAAATCTTTTACCTCAATCAGTATCTCATATAAAGGAGTTTGCCACATAAGTTAAGTTCTCCTCTGCATTATCTATTGTTTGAGAATACCACATTATATTTCTTCTCAATTTATATGCTATCACATAATTAAGAAACATTTGTGCTATTGTTGTTTTAGCACATCAACGAAATCACTCAAAGTAAACATTTCTTCACTCCTCTAATGCCTTATAATATTTTAACAATGCTGGAGGAGTTCAAAAACTAAAGTATTCCCTAAAATAATACTGACAATATCTAAAAAAGAAGTGTTTTAAATATTCCTTTCTAAAATACTTATCTTCTTTTATTTTTTTATATATTAAAGTCTGTTTCTCAGGCGAAAGCATCTGGTTGCTCTGTATCTGCTAAAAACTCATTAATTTGTTTATTAAATTCATTTTCTTGTTCTTCTTCCTCTTGTTTTTTAATCTCTGCTAAAGTTCTCTCATCTCATTTATCAACAAGAATTTCTTTAAGTAGTTCGTCATCTTCTTGTGTAAGTGCCTCATTATGTTCTTGAAATACTTGTTGCTCTCCATACCAAGAGGGTTGTCTTGATTTAATTCGTTTTAGAATAAACTCATAATCATTAAAATCTTTACTACTAATTGCCTGCATTATCTTTTTCTTTCACATACGAAAAGGAAAATCTCTTGCAGCATTCATTCTATTTTTAAAATCAATATTATTATTGTAAGAATTCATAAAAGTAGAGATTGAAATACCAGCTTGATGACAAGCTTCTTCAACACTAAAATCATTCATAAAAGATTGTTCCAATATTCTTACCTTATCGTTTGTAAGTCCTCTTCACTCCATTGAAATAGACTGTGTTCAATAAGTATTATTTTCTTTCCAACCATCTTCTTCTATGAGTTTCTGTGTTTCTTTTCTATCATATGTTGATAAGTCCTCATCAACATAATTTTCAATTGCCTCATCAGTTATCTCCATTTTAGAATTTGTTTAGATAAAATTTTTCAAGGACACACTCTAAATAATATGCTAATATTATGTCAATTAAATTGCATTCAGATTATTAAGTTTTTTTTATCTTCTATATGAAAGGTATATTCCATATCACTTCACTTCATCATTAACCTAACCTTATTAAGATTTTTCATTAATGCTCTGAATTGAATACTATTTAGAGTAATATCATTAGTTTCTAAGGTTGTTTTTACCTCTCATTCCGATACTCACCTCATTTTATTTTCCAATAACTATCTAAATATTTTTGATATTGAGTTCGTGCAACATAACCTAACCATAACCTTTTAGGTGCTTGTCCAGCTTCTCACGGCGATAATCAATTCTTTTTATAATGGCTTGCCTCTATTGTGAGTATTTTACCATTTTGATATTTAAGTATTTTATTAAATTTACCTCACATAAGCCAACTTGTGCTATCTACCGAATAAAAAGGGTATGTTTTTAAGTATTGATTTATAGTTACTCCAAATCAATGAAACTTTGTTTTATATTTCATACCTATTTTAAAGCAAAAGTTATAATATTTCTCTATTATATTTTTCTTAAAACTTCATCAAGCAATACCTCATAAAGCTATATAAGGGTATTTTTCACAATAATACTCTAATAATTTATAGTCCTTATTTAGGAATTCGTTTGCGTGATAAACTGGTAAAATATATTTTCAAGTTTCTTTCTCCAAATATTCTTGGTGTGCCAATGTTTCTTTAGTATCTAATGTATCTTGATTAGCCAAAACAGTAAAGTATTTATGATAAGTATTTATAAACTTAGCATAATTCTCTAAACTTAACTTTAAACCTCTTGTTCTTATAGCAAAACCTCAACTATCTAAGAATAAGTCTTTAAAGTTCCAACCTTGATTTACAAATTTTCAATTCCATATATCTGCATAAGATACAAGTCAATATTCAATCTCTAATCAAGGGTTTTTGTTAAATAATATTTGTGTTCAAGATAAATATACTTTCATTAGACTTCTATTCAAACATTATGTAAAGCTTGTTTAATTTCCTCAACTCTTTCTGGTATTAATCTACCATTTTTATTTCCACTTCTTATTTCCTCTATCATTTCCTTACAGTAATCACTTTCCCGAGGGTTAGTTTTAAACTCCTCATTAATACCATTAAGACTTAAAGCCATTCGCCTTTTAAAACAAGTTGAACAATTACCACAATTATGGTCGTGTTCATCATAACAAGTTGTTGTTTTAGCAAGCTGTTCAGCAGTAATACCATTATCTAATGCTCGTTTAACTACTCAAGTTTTAGTTAAGTGTGAGAAAGGTGTCTTCATTTCTGTATATGGTCTTACTATATTGAATATATAAGTAAGTAATTCAGTAGTCATTTTAAAGAAAGGTTTAGATTTATCTCTTTCTTTTCAGTGTTCTTCTCAATATAAAGCACCAATTCGCACTTCTTCTCACCAGTTAGCTCATAAAACTCATAATAAAAGATTTCTTCAAGGAATAATCTGATTTTTCTTATCTACATTAGCAGGTATTTTACTAACAAAATCTTTAATAGATAATTTTATAATCTCATCAGCAAACTCAAAAGAATTAATAGCTTCAAGTTCTTTTTCTGCATAAGGTTGTCCTAAATCAACCCAAATAGGAATAGGCTTATAACCTTGCTTTTTAGCATAATAGTACATTATATAACTATCAAGCCCTCAACTAATCATAATTGCTACTGTTTTCATTATTATTGTTTTATTCAAATAAATCGTAGTTCTGGTTTTCACTCTCTTAACTCCTTTCTACAAGGTATAACATTATAACCAAACCTCTGCATAGTAGTTAATAAGAAACCATAAGTTAATATAGAATAGTGTGTTGTAGATTGATAAAGAGAATATGCTCGTTCACTTTCTCCGTCTGGAACTGCAATAAATAAGATACCTCATTTCTTTTGTAATTTACTCATATTATACATAAGGTTATATACACTATCAGCGTGTTCAAGAGTATGATTACAAAAGATTATATCTTGATAATTAAATTTATCTCACATTTTATAAAAATCTCCTTTTATAATCTTATCACTCTCAACAGCAGGGTATAAATCAATTCCCTTAGCATTAAATCACCACCTTTCAGCCAATTCAATATTATAAGTATCTCAACAACCTACGTCTAAAAAGGTAGTTAAATCTTCCGGGTAATTTTCCAAATACTTAATTAAGTATTCAAAAGAGGCTTTACGATAAGAATTAATTTTCTCTAATTGTTTTCAATCATAATCGTGTCTAACGATAGATTTAAATCAAAATTTATCAACTCTGTGTGCTAAACTCATTTTTTATTTCAAAAAAGTAAAATATGTTGTCTAAGACAATACCTATATCAGTAATTTATACAAAATTGAAGAACATCTCCATTGTTTTGACTATCTGCATCAACTCCCTCTGGCATAATGTAGATATTATTTCATAATTGTAAATGATTTTTCTCTATATATTCTTGTATTTCATAACAATCTTCTCGTGTTTTTGCGACAAATTTATAAATAACACCTAAATGAGGCATAACTCTTAACTCATAAGGTTTATTTCAACTACTTTTTAATTTAGGAGAACAATTTATTCTATCTATATATAAAGGAATATCATTACTTCCATTAGTTTCTATCTCAAAAGTAAATGAATTATTTAAACCATTTACTATTTCCTCAATAGCAGATAAAAATAAAGTAGGTTCTCAACCAGTAAAAACAATATTCTTACAATTAAATGTTAAGATTTTGTTAATTAATTGCTTAGGCGTATATTGACAAATACTTTCTGCATTATTTACAGCATATTTACTATCACACCATTTACAATTAAGATTACAACCAAAAAACCTTATAAATATAGAAGGAGTTCATACACTTGGTCCTTCTCATTGTATAGATAAGAAAGGTTCTTCAGCCAATATAATTTTCATAGGTTATACCATAAACAAAATAAAAATAAAGGAAGTTCGCATACTCCCCCTATTATTTTATTAAATTAAAGAATTCAGCTCTTGTTTTTTCGTTCTCCATAAATGCTCACCTTAAATCAGATGTTTTCATTACAGAGTTTTGTTTTTCTACTCCTCTTGCAAGCATACAAAAGTGTTTTCACTCCATTACAACAGCAACTCATTTAGGTTGAAGCAATTCTTCTATACAATCAGCAATTTGTTTAGTTAATCTTTCTTGATTTTGTAATCTTCTCGCATAAATATTTACTATTCTTGCTAATTTAGAGATACCACAGATTTTCTTTCAAGGAATATAATATACAGAACATTTACCAAAGAAAGGCAACATATGATGTTCACAGAAAGAATAGAACTCAATATCACTTAAACCAACAATTTGGTCTACTTTACTTTCATTTTCAAACACAGTCATAATGTCCTTAGGGTCTTGTGAATATCACTCAAAAACTTTTTCCATAGCCTTAGCAACTCTTTTAGGAGTTTCTTTAAGTCATTCCCTATTGATATCTCACTCTATTTGAGATAAAACCATTCTTGTAGCTTCTTCTAACATATTTTTATTCATTTGTTCAGTCATAAGTGCTAAAACTTGTAGGAGTTTCATATATAGTGATCTCCTTTATAGGAAATTCTTTTCTAAACTTATCATAGATAAATTTTGCCATATTTTCAGCAGTAGGGTCTTCGTCCATTTGATAAGTCTTATAACCTTTTTCTTCAAGATATTGTAATACCTCATCTTCAATACAACCTACATATGCGTGGTCCCAATTCTCATCTAACCATTCCTTAATAGGTTTAAGTAGTGAGAAATCTCGCAACATTCCTCTTTGTCCTCACTCTTTTTGTAAATCTTTACCCTCTAAAGTAATAAGACATCTATAAGTGTGTCAATGAACATTATAGCACTTCCCTTGATAATTAGGTAGTCTGTGTGCCATATCTCGTTTAAATTCTTTCGTGATGGTCCACATTAGTTGTTAATAATATATAAAACAAATTTTGTGATTAAATAAACAATTCCAAATATTACTCATATTCTTATAGCAAGAACCAATAATATAAGCAATGTTCAAATAATTTTGTCTTTTAAGTTCATAGTTGCTTGTTTTATAAGATATAAACTTGCGAGGGTGAGAGTTGAACTCACTATAACTACCTTATGAGAGTAGCATCTATACCGTTAGATTTCCTCGCATTCCCCCTCTCCTTTTACAGAGAGGGTAGCAAATTCCGACATTCGCCGATAAGCAGTTTAAAGTAAATTGACTTACTCAGGTCAATTATTTATATTCATAACCTAATCAAGCTAAATCTTTTCTAATGAGTTCAGCTTCTGCCTCGTCCTTAGCAAAAACAGTTATCTTAATTTGTCCAATAGAACCCTCTAAGTCTTCAAAATCGTCAGGGTTGAAATCTGGAAAGTCAAGTTCTGGAAAGACTTCTTCCTTAGTGAATTTTAAATCTCATAAGTTTAAATCTCAAAGCTCTGACATTTCATAGTTAAGATTAACTATGTCCCACTCACTCTCATTTAATTTATTGTCCCATATACGATATTTTCTTACTTGTTCCTCGGTAAGATTTTCTACTCTAATACAAGGTGCAGTTTTTAAACCTAACTTTTCAGCTCATAATACTCTACCGTGTCAAGCAACTAATACATTATTTTTATCTATGACAACTGGTTGTAGCCATCAAAATTCTTTTAAAGAGTTAGCAATTCTTTCAATTTGCTCTTCCGTATGAATTTTATTGTTATGTTCGTACGGTATTAAGTCTTTTAAAGCAATTTCTTCAATTTTCATATTATTTCTTATCATATAAAACATCATTAAAAGCTCGTTTAAGCCTATCATAATCTGTTTTGAGTTCTTTCATATCAGCTCTCATTTCGTCAAAATCTTTAAGTAAACTAACATATGCTTTATCTTTCGCCTCTATATGTAGTTTTAATTTTCTATTTTCTTCTTCTAAGTCCTCTATTCTTTCCATAGCAAACTTATATGCTGTTCTTAGGTAGTCAAGTTCTGTAATCATTTTTTTCATAATATCTTAGTTAAATCTATCTTTATTTTTTTACTCTTAGCTATTTCCTCACACTTAATAACATATTCCTTTAACATTTCTTCTAATTGCCACTCCTTTATTTTATATATTTCTTTATCATTTATCATTTCCTGCACCTTATCTATTCCAAACTTCTTTATCATTCGCATTGTATAGACTTGATAATTTCCATTGAGATATACATTACAACCTACACAACCAGCATAACAATTCTCCTCATTAAAACGATACTTCATATTACTCCTTTTTATAAAGTGCATATTCTGTGATACTTGCCAATCTATTATTTTACCACACAATGGACACCTTACTTTACCTTTATGACTATCTCTTAAACGAATATAAAGCGAAAATACCCTATCAAGTTTCCCCTTTATTTCCTTTTTTGAGTTTTTCATTTTCTATATCACTATATAAAATATATCTTATCATATAGCCACTTTTATTCCTTACATTTTTTATCTTTATCTTTATTACTTTCTTTGAATTAACTACTCGTTGTTCGCTTACTCATAATATCTTAGCCATTTCTTTCCTCGTATATCACTCAATCATTTCAACCTATATGAAAGTAAACCCTTTCTAATCTCTTTTTTGTTATATTATGTATTCTATTGTTTAATATCGTTCTTAATAAACTAATGTTGTTCCACATTATTACCTCTATTCTTTTCTCTACACTCGGTCTATATGGTGTCCTATTTACTTTCATTATATTATATACTTTATCTCATTTATGTAATTCTCTATGACACTCTGGACATACTAACATTAAATTCTCTATTCTATTGTCTGTGTGATGTTTATTTTTGTGATGAACTTGTAAGTCTTTATCTTCTCAACACTTCTCACAAACTCTATTCTTGTTCAAGGCATAATATTTTATTCTATAATCATTAAACCTTATCATTTTGTTTCATTTCTGCAACAATAATTAAATACTTTACCTACCTTATACTTAAGTCTATATAAATTACAAGACCTTTTTATCTTTTTTTTTATACACACACCAATTTCGTTAGAAATTGCGTATCTATTTGAAATATCAAATTCAAAAAAAGTTGCTTATATATTTTGGAGCTTAAAGCAACTCTCACAAGCCAAAAAGTTTAATTGCCATTTTTTTAACGACTAAATTTTTTGACTTGCTTTTTTAAATTTCTAAATGTATGACTTTACAATTTTTTCAAGTTCAACATATTTATTTTTCAATTCGTTGTCCTCTATGTCTTCGTTGTAAAAATCTTGTTTTAAATTCAATAACTTTTCTTTTAATAGTAGTAGGTCTGGTATGTCTTGAAAATGTCCTTGCTGTTCTAAGTTGTCAATTAGTTTTTGTATGTTTGTTATAAATGATTTTATATTGGTGTAATATCTATACATAGTATTCAATAGTGATATAAAAAGAAAACACGGCTATAAATACCCTTGCTATACTTATAGCCGTTTGATACATTAAGCACTCATTAATTCTTTAAATTCTTTTAGTAATTCAACTCTTTCTAAATGTAATGCCTTTCTTTTTTCACTATTAATTCTTAATTTCTCATTAATTGCCTTTCTTTGTTCTTTTGTCGCCTTGTTTTTTGCTTTTTGTTGTTCTTGTTGTTCTCTTAAAATAGCTTTTGCTACTTCAAGTTGTTCTTTTGTTAATTCAACATTTTTTCAAGTTGTTGTTCTTGTTGTTCTTGTGTTTGCCATTTTTTCAATACCTTTATAAAATAAAATAGGTTTTAAATGGTTGTAATTAATAAGGTTGTTTTCTTATTTAATTACGACATTAATATAATGATTTTTATATAAAAAACAAGAGGTAAAACTCATTATTTTTTTTATTTTTTTATTAGGTTGTAATTAGGTTTTCTAAAATGTATTAATATTTTTTATATAAAATTAAAGGTATTACCTATATAGTAGTTTTAAATATTAATAAATACCTATCAGTACTCGTAGTTATGAATTAATTAATATTTTTTGGTATTGAGTTTGTATAGGTCCGATATGAGATTATAAGGTTTTGATAATTATATAAAACTAATGTTGATAGGTCGTAATATATTGGACTTGTAGTAAAATATTTATGTCTTTTTTTAACTAAAGGTTTTACCAGTCAGTTCTCGATTATGGAAATTGAGTTTTTATTTTTTTATTTTTTTCTTGTCTTGGACTACCCGTCGGACTATGAGTATCTTGTATCTGTTTCTATTTTGAATTATTCAGACCTTTACTTTTTAGTTTTGTTTTTCTGATTTTTTTCTAGTCAGAACTTTCCGATTTTTCTTCAGTCTGTTCTGACCTTTCAGACTTCCCGTTTCTCGTGACTGTTTTGTTTCTGTCCTCGTCTGACCTTTGTTTTTTTCAGACTGTCTTGACTTGTTCTTGACTGACAGATTTTTCTGAACTTCTGTCTGAAGAAACCTGGTCAAAATTTGAACAGTCAGATTCGAGATTAAAGGAAGAATTCCAGGTCTGGTGGCGTGCGTGGAAGAATATCAAATTCGCAAAAAATTCCCTCGTGAAATTTCCATCGCGAACTTTCCTCAACTCACTTTACCAACTATTTTCGTTTAAATCTCATTTACAATAGACTTTTATATATAGCAAAAAGGAGTAATTTCTTACTCCTCTCTACCCCTTTTATACTATATATCATATGACAACACAACAAACAATATATAATATATACATTTATCTATTAAAATCAACTAATTTATTGATTTTCTATATTTAGTTTTCTTATAATTTTTATCACTAAACATAACCTCTAAAACCATTTCTTGAATATCATACCATTGGAGATTTAATTCATTTATCTTTTTAAGATTATTCATATAATAACCATTCGTTATAACCATAACATTATTTATTTTCTTTATATTTATACAATCTTCAACAAACTCAATTAAATCTACTTGTAATTCTAATAATTTTTTATTACCCCCTTGTGCCGTTGCCTTTGTGTTTTCCATTATGTATTTTAATATTATATAAAACTCATTTACAATAGACCCCCCTCTCATTTTCAATAGTCCCCCCTCTATACTTTGGAAACTGTATTTCAATAGACCCCCTTCCATTTTTCTATAAATCTATCTCTTTCTTCTTCCAATGCGTATATCTCATCGTATAAATCTTCATTACTTCTATCATAACTATTGATTTGTCTATTATATGCACTTAATATTATATTATATTCTTGTTCATTTGTAATAATATTTTCTGTATCTCAACTCTTATTCTTCTTTCGCATTTTCTATTGTCCCCCTATATAAAATTTATTATTTGATTATCTGTATTCTTTAAAATATAATCTTGTTTAATGAGAACTATTTTCTTATATGCTTTTTCTCTATCAGCTTCATATGTCTTTTTATAAAACCAAATATTATTCTCATACTCTTTATTATTTAATATCTTTACTACCAATGGTCTTAATTCTTTTAGCTTAAATAACCAACCTTTCTTTTCCTCATTACTTGTGATTAACCAATATTCTGCTTGTGATGTAAGGAATGCTCATTTGCTTTCTCCTGCTCAATCTTTACCTCTAACTAATTCAAATAAAAACACTCAATTAAATACTCTTGTTAATGCTTTAAGTTCTACACTACTACCATTAATAAAGAAATCTATATCTTCTGCTTGGAATTCTTTTATATCTCTTACATCTTCAAATCAATCTCAATATAGATTTTCAAAATAAGGTTTTATATATTCCATTGCTATATCTTCCACTCATTTTGAAGCTTGAAAGTCTTTATTGTTATTCATTGCTAAAACCTAAAATTAAAATACTCATCTATCTGTTCTCATCTAATACTTCATAAACAATTGGCTACATTATTAAACCAATTCTCTGGACTACTAGCATAAATTTTTCAATCTTTATTATGTTTTCTACTTAGCTGTCCTAATTGTGTATAATTTCAAAGATATTGATTATTTAAAACATTATATATTGCTTGAATAGCTTTATACTCACTATCATAAGCTATTGTATTTCCCCTATCATTATTACCTACATTACCTAAATTGTTTTGAGATTTTAAACTTCTTCATAAATTGGTATCTGCTTTTGCTATACATATTGCTAATTCCGGAAGAATTCAATTATTTTTACCTCACCAAAAGAAACTCTCATATAAATATTCTTTATCATAATCTCTTAATAATTCTCTCATACGTTCTGTCCTTTCACTCCCTTCTAAGAAAGGAATATATTGACTTTCTCCCTCTCCATTACAATACCATTTAATACCATTGACTATATCTCAATTTTTACAATGTATTACTTCACTAACTCCTGTATTTTCTAAAATTTCTAATTCTGTTTCACTTGTTTTATTTGTTATTAGATATGTGTTATAAACTAATACTGCTGAACTAAATATAATTGCGAATAGTGTTCGTTTGTTCATATGATTTTATATAATATAAAAACTCCGTCCCCCTCCACCTATAAAATAATTACTTCATATTCTGCATATAATCATCATCTAGTTTCATATAATACTTAACTAGATTTACATATTCTATTATGTTTTGAACTTTACCTTTTAATAAATCTATTGTAGCCTTTAATGTTAATTGATTTATATCATCTTGATAAAATTCATCATTGATTATTGCTTGTGCTGTTGTGTCTGTATATCTTTTTTTACCATTTTCATCTAATTCTCATTTTAAGAATATCATCTTTTCTCATTTCTTCTTGTCTAATTCCAATTTAGTTTCCATATAATAACTACTCATTTCTGTTAATTTCGTTACCATATCTTCTTTTAATTTTACCCACTCAAACAAGTCCTCTATTGTTAAATCTTGTAATCATTTTAATTTAAACTTCTCGTGAGTATCTAATAGATTTTGAATATTAAATTCTTTCTTGTCCATTATGATATATTATTATATAAAATTATTCTACTGCAGCCCAAACATCTGCTATATCTACTTTCATTTTAGCACTTACTCTATAATATTTTTGAATATCTGTAATTAGAGCATCTGAACTATCAAATTTTTGTAGATATCACTCTTTATTTTCTTTTAATCTATCTAATTCTGGTTTATTAAACCAAGGTTTTTCATCTGTATCTTGTGTATCTGATTTCTCAACCTTTTGTGATACACTCCCCTCTGGTTTCTTTACCTCTTTCTTAACTTCTCATCACTCCCCTTTATTTGTTTTATCACTATCTACTCAATCATCTATGGCGAATAATCAATTTAAAGCATACTTACGAGCATAAGAGGAACTCGCACCAGTTATTTGGCTACCGTCCATTCATTTTTTAGTTTCTTCTTCACGAGCATAACCAACACTATATGCTACCATTTTTCAATCTAAATCAAATATCTTAGCTGTTGCCTCTATATAATATCTATCTCATACTTGAACCATCATATCTGATAAATTTAATACGAGATTTTGTTCTTTTAATAAAGGTTTTACAGCCTCTACAATGTCTTCACAACTCCTATAATTATAATTACCAAAATTGTTTCTTTGGTTTTTAGGAGCTTTTAACTTCTGTTGAATTTCTAATAATCTTTTCATCTTTTAATAAATAATAAGAATAAAATTATATAAGCATATTGCTTAATCTATTGTTTGAAAGTAATATTTACCTTCCTCTGTTCCGTAATCAAATTTATTACAATTATAATCGTGCATTTTCTCCCATACTTTACCAAAATTTTCTACCGTATTATTTCACTCTTCTAATTGAGGGTAATCTCTTAATAACCAACCTTTCCAATTTATAAACATTTCTAATTCTGTAATATATTTATAAGATTTCTTAAATAATTTCTTATCTTCTTTCCATAAGTCTTTTACTCATTGAAATAATGTTTTTATATTATCTCAATTTAACTTATAAAATAAATCTTCATTATCTGGAATATAACCAGTCATCTGACACATACCATATAAATATCTTCTTTCAATTAATTGTTTTTGTAAATTATTCATTGGTGTTTTTTATAAAAAATATAAAATTATTCTATAAACACATATTTATCTGTCATATCGTTCCAACCATCTTTCTCAAAGCATTCTTCTAATGTAAGTGTTCAATAATATATAGAAATATTATTTCAAGCTCGTCTTCACATATGTCTTCAATTATGATAACTCTCTCTATAATCTCAACCAGCTTCTTCTGTTTCCATTCTACATAATATTGGTAGAGGGTGTATTTTTATATGTTCTGCCTCTTGTCTTGTCATATTAATAAACTCTTTTTTATCGAGATTTACTAAATAATAATATCACTCTTCTTTTCTTTTTAATAATTCATCTTCTGAATAATCTTCATCATAACTTTTTTTCTCAAAATCTTCACATTCTGCTTTCCATACAAATGGAGCACATTCTGCATAATCTCATACCCGCATACAATTCCAAGTGTTTCTAAACAATAATTTTTCAACTCTTCTCATTGTTTCATTTCAATAATATGCGTGCTCTAACATTTTCCAACCACTTGGCTGAATTGCTTTTAAATGTCCTTCATTATTAATCATTGCTATTCTGTAATATTGTCACATAATACTATAATAATAAAATTAAAAGAATTACAATAATACCAACTGTTCACCAATCTTTAATTAAACCTTTCATTCCATATCACATTAACTTTAAGCCTATAATTCAAATTATTAAATAGAATATAAACATTAATACTATCATTTTATTTCTGTCCATATTCAGATAAAAATCGTAATATCACTTCCTTTTTAGTGATGTTTTCTAATTCTTCATCAGCACACATTTCCTCATATTCACTAAACGACTTAAATCAAACTCTTCTTAACCATAACTTAAATTCTGCTCTACTTTCTATTTCTGCTATTTTTTCTGGTGTCATATGGCTTTCTATAATATAAAGAATAATATCTGCTAAGAATAATACTAAATCTTTACTCATTAAATAATAATGTCTTTTATAATAAATAAAGCCAAAACTTTATATAATTCATCTTTCCTATCTGTTTTAAATGTTAAGAACCTTGCTAATCTTAAAACATAATATAGTCAATCTATTTCAATTTTTTGTCCTTCATTATGGACATAATCTATTATTATCTGTTGAGCTTCTGATATACCTAAATATCATTGACAATGCAGATATAAGACACTACTAATTTTTTCTTGCATTATTAATCTAATAAGTAATTAAAAGTTTCTTCTGATTTACTTCTCCAATATCAACTTTCACCACACCACTCTTTCCAATCTCACTCTATCATTTCATCAATTTTTTTATAAGCCTCTTCTGATATATTATCAAACCTCTCATATAATTCTCAAACAATATATTCTCTAAGTCTTTTCTGATATTCTTCTTTGGAAGGGTATTTCCCTTTTAGATTTCTTGTGAAATCACTCCAATATCATTGACCTATTCTCATATTGTTTAAAAATTCTATGGCGTTCATTTTTTAATAGCATTATCAAATAAATAAATCTCAATTCTCATCTTCACTTAACTTATCTGACCTATAAATTATATCATCAACTATTTCACTCACATCACTCATTTCTCACATACCTAACTCGTGTCCTTCTATATTTTCTATAAACCAACACACTAATCTTTCTAAATCATCTCTTTCTTTAATTTCTCAACTCTCAATATTTTTCTCTACTAATTTATCTAATTCTGTTTGAGCATATTCTTCAAGCATTTTCTTCACATTTTCAATTTCCTCATTGTCTAATTCCTCAAAGAATTCTATTAAACTTCAATAATTTTCATTTACATACTCTAAAAATAATTGGTTTACTGTCTTCATTAATATCTTAATTACTAATTAAAAACTTTTTACTCGCCCTAAACCCTCTACATAAACTTTACCATTAACTTCTGTTTTTCTAATTCTTTCTAATACCTTACTCATTTTCTTCTTTAAATTCTTTTCTCTTTCTTTATCTATTTTCTTTTCCTCTTCCGTCTTAATCTCACCAATACTCAATAACCTATAATTATACTTCCTCATACCTTTTTATTATTTATTAAAACATATACATTATATATATTTTTATATAAAATTCAAGAGGAAGTTATATAGGTACTACCTTAAATCGCAGTTTTGAACTATAATGTCCCATATCTTTCCTTTAACCTCATATACTGATATTCTGTGATAAACTCCAAACAAACATCACTCGGTCAATTTCTATTTTTCCTTATTCGCATATCTAATTCTGTGCTTTCTTCATCTGGTTTATATAACATTAAAACACTATCTGCGTCTTGTTCTATACTTCACGAATCTCTTAAATCTCATAGCTGTGGAGTTTTATCTCATCTTTGTGAGCTATTTCTATTTAATTGTGATAAGACTATTAATGGAATATTACATTCTCTACTTAATTCTTTTAATCTCCTTGTCATTATTGAAATCTCTAAATATTTACTATCTGCTTTTACTCCTCACATTAACCCTAAATAATCTATAAAAGCAATATCTAACCCTTTCTTACTTAATTCTCTTATCTTACCACAAATATTATTAAAATTAAACATATTATCTACTAACTCGAACTTACTTCCCTTTAATCTTTCTAATGTTGTATTTATAGCCGAATAATTTCATTCCTCTCATATTCAACCCCTTATCTTACTAAATAATATTCAAGTCTGATTACTAAATATTCTCTGTAATAATTCCTTTCTTCACATTTCTAATGAAAAATATACTCAACTATAACCATTAGTTATCACTTGATTACAAAAGATTGATAATGCTAAAGCACTCTTTCAAGTTCAAGGTCATCAAGCTATAATGTTTAATGTTCAAGGGTAAAAACCTCAATCAAGTTTTTTATCTAATTGACTATATCAACTCGCTAATTTCTGTATTGGTTCTCACTCTCATAATATTCAAGCGACGACATCTTCAACAACTTCGTCTATTGTCTCTTGTGGTTTTTCTTCTGGAAATTCTGGTAATCTTTCTATCATCTCTTTTACTTTATTAATGTCTGGTTCTAATGATATTTTCTTTTGAAATTCTATCATTTCTAATTTTCGTTTTTCTTCTTTTATATCTTGTAATAAATCTTTTATTTCACTTTTGATAGGCAATAATGCTATTACATCTAATCAATATTCGTTAATAGGTCAATCTACTAATGCTCACATTATAAGACCTTCATCTCATTTATATTTTTGTATAAGTTTGAAATATTGTTTTCACTCTGTTGTTATAAAATCATCTTCTGTAAAATTGTCATATAATTTTTCATCTTGTATTTTTTTTAGTAATTGTTTTTCTACCTCAATATTCATTGGTGTTTTTATGAAATAAAATTAAAGTTTATATCTTCACTTGTTTATATCACTGATGAATTTATTTAACTTCTCGTCATCATCTTTTATTTCATTATAAATATATCTTGCATCTTTTGAGAATTTAGTCTTATCTTGAATAATAACTCATACATTTTCTTTTGTTATTACTAATTTAGTTTCTCCGTCTAAATATCTCTCACTATTTAACCAACCCTCTGGTCGTTTAATATATCTATCTTCTGTATTATTTTTTTGACATTGGAGTTTATATTCTTTTGCTTTTTCAATTATTAATTGTGGAGAATTTCATTTCTTTATAGCTTGTATAAATCTTTCTTTTGCTTTTGCTTTACCAACTTTCTTAGGGTAAGCTTCCCGAAATAACTCAAACTCTTCATTATATTCTTCTTTTGATATTGACTTTTTTTCTTTTACTTCTGATGTGTAATATTTTACACATCAGCTATCTTCTTTTTTTAATGAGGTAGTTAAAACTCTTCTTCTTCAATCAAAACTTATTACTTTTACATATCATAATTCTTTTAAATGTCCTAATATCTTTTGAATATAATTTCTACCACAATTCATAAACTCTGAAAAGTAATCATCTCAAGCAAAACAATGCTCATCTCAATCTAAACTATCTATTTCTGCTAAAAGAATTTTCTCATTAGCATTTAATCTTTTGTCTAAATAAACTTCTTTAGGAATTCGTATTCCTTTAAAATCTCTTTCTTCCATTTTTCACTATGCTTTAATAGATAAACTATCGTCCATTTCATATACAACATCTCTAAAATTAATATTAGCTTCTTCTTCTAATACTTCTTGGAATTCTTCGTCCATACTCATTAAATCTCTTTCTTCTAATATATCATCTTTATAATAATCAATATCACAACCATCTAACCAGTCTTCTAATCAATCATTACAATAATTATATTCACAATCATCTATTCGGTCTCTTCTTAATTTATTATCTCTATTATCTCTTGCATCTTCTTTATACTCGTCAATAATATCATCAATACTATTTTGTCTGTAAATTACTACTTCTAAATCTTCTTTATCTATTCTATAAATATTATCACTTTCATATTCATATACAAATATGAAATTTTCACTCTTGAAATAAATATTTTTTAAAGTGTTGTCTTCATTTTTCTCTACAAATACTTTCTTTTCTTCATTAAATACTCACGCTGCTATTGATAGAAAACTTTGACATTTATCTATCTTTTCTCCTTCTACTTTAATTTTGAACTCTAATTGTTCAATTTGATAATTAATTCTTTCTAACTCCCTTGTTAGACTTTCTTTTTTCTCAACTAATTCATTGAGTTTGTTTTTTAATTCATTCATTGGCGTTTTTTGAAAAATTATAAAAAGGGACAGGCACACAAGAAAAAACCTGTCCTATGTTCTTATAATATAATGTAATTTGATACTTTTCCATATCGTTTCCATTAAATATAAAAACAATATATATATAAGGAATTTAATATAAAAATCAAGAGGAAATTCAAATATAGGTATAACCTTAAGAACTCGTTGTCTATTTTGATTTTATCTCGTTATACCACTTTATCTTTATATCTTCTGGAATATATTTACCTAATTCCTTGTATGAAATATATCTTTTACCATAACCTACTTTATTTCTTTTTACAAATGCTGTTGTGAAACCAACACAAAGATAGTCATTTCTGTTTTGTGTTACTTTCCAATAATCTCACTTGTTTTCAACTAACTCTGTTGATTTCTTAATGAACGGTATCTCTTCTGTCGTTCGCTGTTTTTTCGTAAATTTCATTGTTTAATACTCATATAAATTTTTTTGACTAGTCTGTTCGAGATTAAAGGACATTTTGTAAGTTTCCTGGTCGCACCCGAACTTTTCAAACTTTCTCACAACTCACAACTTCAAGAGGCTTGCGAGGAGAAGAACACCATAAAACTTCTCCTCAAATTTTCTAACTAAATACCCAACTAATTTAATTAGACTTTATATATAGGAAGTAAACCAAGTCAAGAAACCCTCTATATATAATTACCTCTTGGCTAATTTTAGTGAATGAAAGATATAATGAAAGACATAGTGGAGTATTTAGGAATTGCACCTAATGGTTATAGTTATAACCTATAACTTTTCACTATCATACCCCTTAACATAATAGTTTTTTTACAAATTTTCTGATTTTTTGTAAAATTTTTTACTCATTTTTTTACATTAATCGGTTTTTCCGATTTTTCTACTAATTCGGTTTTTCCGAATTTCTTAATATTATATTACTTTACTCTTTTCTTTATTATTATATCTACTATATAATTATATTTATATAAATTACAAGACTTTTTCACTTTTTTTAATTAAAATTATTTACCCGTGCGGGAGACCTATTTTCAATAGACCCCCCTCTTAAATTCAATAGACCCCCCTCTTAATCTGAACAAGCATTTCAAATAAAGTATAATTCTGGTCTTATTTCTCATTTCTTTACACACTCTACTCGTTGCTTTAATGTATAAGAACAATTTAATCATAGACTTGTATCTCATCGTCTATCTACTTCCTCTATTAATTTCTTCTGTTTATTATATCTTATATTACAGAAATGAGTACTATCATAAGTTTCTCAAGCTGTGTTTTTTGTTTTAAGATAATTTCAATATTGTTGTGGTTTTAAATTTGGAGTTATTATATTTTGCCTACTTGCCTCTGTAAATTCAAAATAATTTAACTTAGTTTCTATAAGGACATAACCTCTATTAAAAAGTTTTACTACTTCTTCTGGTTGCTCTAATATATTTACGCAAAAACATTTTAGATTATCAAATCAATAAGGTTTCTCTAAATATCACTCTGAATAATACCAACAGATAAATGGAATAGCAAACGCAGGAGTTCATCATCTTTTCCAATGAATTCAAAAGTTTCTTAACTTTATCATCATCTTTTGTTTAATTAATATAGGAGGGTATTGTTCTCAAACATTAAATGCCATATTATTTAAACTACTTATTATTCGGCTATCTTCACTCCTACCAGTAAATTTAGCAACAGCATTTTCATTAAAGCTATCTTTAAATGTTAATTGTTTAATATGAGAAGTATATCTTACTATTAAATTTTTTAGAAATACTCAATATTTATGTCAGCTTTTTGTATCTATAAAGACATCATTTAATTTTGTTGCCTTATGAGTATCAGCAGTATTTTCTCATTGCCTTGCTCTAAATACTGTTTGGTGTCATTTCCAAGAATTATATTTTCTTCTACTCATCTTGTTTAATAAGAATTAAAAAATATGATTAGTACCTTCTTCAAGTCATAAGAAATATATGTTGTTTATCTTTCTCTATATTATAATGTTTTTTGTATTGCTCAAATTCTTCTTTCAGCTTTTTATTTTCTTGTTCTAATCTCAAAGCTCTTGGAACATATACATCACACATTTCTTTCAGCTTTCTGTTTTCTTCTTCTAGTTTTCATACATATTTCAATAATTCTCAACTTGTTTTAGTATTTAATGTCATCTCTAAATAATAAGAATTAAAAGTCTGATTTATTTATCTCTCTTAATTTTTTTTCTAGCTCATTTATTCTTTGTGTTCTATTTCTACTCCATTCATTTCTCTTTTTGTTAATTAGTTCTTTATTCTTTTTATAGTATCTCTTTTGACATTCTTTCTTAATCTCACGATATTTCTCTTTGTTCTTCTCTCTCCATCTCATAACGGCTTCTTTATTCTTGTATGTCATCTCATAACAAAAAACAAATAAAATCTAAACTATCAACTTGTATGTAATAAGGTCAATACTTTAATGTATGCCAATCTCTCATATCATTTATATCATCTAACATTACTTTAATATTACTAATCTAAAAACTAATCTTTATAAAAGAATAAAACTAATAATGTAAACCATGTAATAAATCATACCAATAATCGTATAGGGTTCATTACTTCAAAATACTAACTAAAAACTCAACATATTCAGCATACAACCTGCATAATTCAGAATAGTTATAACTTAAATCTGTATCTGTTCAGTATTTTTTATCTTTTTCTTCAAAATACTTTATCATATTTTTTTTATCTTCTATTTTTTTCTTTAACTCTTTTATCTTTTCTTCCATTACTTTAATATACTAACTAAAAACTCTATAGGATTATCTTGTATTGATAATAGCATAAGTAAACTTTCATATACTCAAAATAACTTAAATCAGAGTTTTCATTCTTCTTCAAAAGAATACATAGGTTTTCTTTCAGATTTATCTAATTCTTTTAAGTCTATCTTATCATTATCTACTAACCATTTGATAAACTCATACATCTTAGAAATAATCAATAAATCTGAAAATTGAACAATTCTATTCATATCATATGATGTAGTGCATATTGGTCTTCATCATATATATTGCCAATTACAATATTGATTTCAGTATTTTGCTTTTTCTTCTTCAAATTGATTAAGTAGTTCTATTAGTTTCTTCATTCTGATTTATTTATCTATTTAAAAGTCTGATTTAACAATATTTTCTTTTCCAAAATCTCTTTGCTATCTCTAATTCTTTTTTACTTAAATCAGTATCTCAACATTCGTTATGAATTACACAATATAATATTGCTACTAATTTAGTATTATCTATATCTTCATTAGCTAATACATCTCGCATAATAGAGAAAAAGCTATCTCTATGTTCAAGTGTTTCTTCTAATTTCCTATTTTCTTTTTTTAATTCATTAACTTCACTTGTATATATTTTCCATAATCAATCATATTTCTCTTTCAGTTCTTTATTTTTTAGTTGTATTTCATAACATCTTTTTTCTACTTCCTTTAAAATAATGTAGTTTATTCTATCATTTATTTCATCTTCTATTCTACTCATTTGCTTATTTTTATATAAATATAATTATATATATATTTTTTTATTTAAAATTCAAGAACAAATATATAATTTTATATATTATATTATCTTATATATTATATATATTGACTATAGTATGGTGCAGATATGTACTATTTTCAATAGCTGT